AACAACACGGAGGCGACGGCGAAATAAACGGCGCGGTTACACCCTTTTTCGTAGAAGCAACCGATGCCCAGTGTATGTTACCGCGGCGTGGAGCAAACACTGCGGTGCCAGCCGCACGTAAGCGCAAAACTCTACGGAAGAAACGGGGCAGGTCTAAACCAACAATGTAAATAATTTTATAACTATGATAAAGTGGCCTGCGCCGATTGATCATACTTATATTTTATGCAATCCTAAAAAGGAGCCTGACCGTGTAGCCTACTTAGAAAAATGGTTTTCCGCCAATAACATAGATCCCAGCTGTTATACAATAGGATATTCGTGTTACGGCGTTGATCTATCTATTGGAGAACTTCAGCGTTTACACAACCACCAGCAGCCTCGCACCCCAGTTCAGTATAAGAATTGTTTTCGCGGAGTCGGCTCTGGGCGCGCACATGCCCTAAATCCCTCCGAAATTTCGCTGGTGGTGAATTGGGCAGCCGCCGCAAAAAAAGCGGTACTTGCCGGTTATCAAGCGGTCATGATTCTTGAAAGCGACGTCTTGTTTTCTGACAATTTTATTGAATTGCTTGGTGCGGCAATGAAGCCGCTTGAAGGGCGTCCGTGGGATTTCTTATCTCTTAGTGCCGGCACCGATTTGCGACCGCAACGCGGACCTGGGTCACGCGACGGCTGGTTTCCCGCCCACCCATACTACCATACCCGCACATGCGATGCCATGATTTTTAAGGTAAGCATGCTTAAGAAAATCTTGGGAACGCTTTTTCCGTTTGTAGACGTTCTGGATTGGGAGATGAATTATCAATTAACTCTCCACAATTCTATTTCTTTATGGTTGGATCCGCCGATTATTAGCCAAGGTAGCAACGGTGGAGTATATGTTACAACGCTTGCCTCGTAATTTAGGTCGGCGCTTTGATATCCGGTGGAGCCTTGATGTTGCCCGCCTGTCCAGTGGCATTGTCGCCCCAGCCAGGGTTTGGCGGCATCTGCGGCGGGTCCAAACGAGTAACCACATATTGAAGGGGCGACGGCTTGAGGGCAAAACTGTGTTTTTCAAATTGCTTCATATATGTCTTGAGTGATTTTGTATTATTCCAGAAATTCATCGCCACAAATTGGATGCCCAATTTCTGCGCGGCGGCAACATCGTAATCGTTTGACTCCGCCAACGGATTTTCGCTGAACGGTGCTACAAATGTAGGATTCATTAGAATCTTCTTCTGTGCCGACGCCGCCATATCACCTGAAATCAACTGAAGCTGCGACGCCTCGTATTCCAACTGAATACCATCCTTTAATGAGAAATTCACAAACTCGCTAAATGTACCCGATCCACGCAAATTGGATACAACAATCACCTTTGACATTAACTGATTAATTGGTACCTTAAACAGGCGATCCGCACCACGGCAATTTGCAAATGTACTATCCAAACGGTAGGGCAAAATTATAGACTGCAATGCCTTTGCGGTATGATGAAATGTAGACGCACGGGTCTTTCCACGGAAACGTAGGTAGAGTATAACGGGATCCTGATAACCGGGATTGGTTCGTGTTTGAAGTGCTTCCGTAATCAACGCCTGGAGAACGGTTACAAACGGTAAAGCATTCAGTGTGGTCCGCCGCCACAAACTATCCGCCTCTACCACCTGAATAACCGGCGCAAACTCACTACCAGGCTCAAGATCCGGCCACAAGTCAAATACAAACGCCCGCGCGCCGCCCATAATAGCAAGGCGCGCGGCATCAATGGAGACCACACCGTTCACGGCGGGGAAAAAGATACCCGTGGCATTCACCGTGCTTACATAGAAATTTGTAAATCCTAAATTCTCCTCCTTGTATCCCCTGGATATGAGAGAATTATATAAATCAGCCACTCCTTTACGGTTTCTATTAGACTTGTGGTAGCCATCATTTGCCTTCAAATTCTGGCGAATAATACGGGCAATATTATTCGGTGTTTCCAAAAACTCCTTAAATTGAATCCACCACGAAATTGTTATTGTGGCAATCACCAGAATCAACAATAACCCCCAAATTGGAAAATTATCCTTTACTGCCGTATCAATTGTTGTTTTACGAACCTGGGAGGCAACTCCTTGAAAAGCGTTTCCAAGATCGCTCATCAACGCCGTAAGTTTAGGATTTAATATTGACTTTGCTGCGGGCTCCGTCATTCTAGCCTAACATGTCATTATTTTTTACCACCCGAACCCGAAATAAGTGCGTAGGCAAGTGCCATTTTATCCACCGCCGACAGTTTCGCCGCCGCCTTTATTGCTGCATCCTCTGCGAGTCCATTAATTTTTGGGACTTCTAACATAAATTTACGAGCCTCCTCGGCAATGGCGGTGTACACGTTATCAATACTGGCATTTTGCGATTTGATGGCATCGTATGAGGGAATTGCCGGACCTGCAGTAAGTCTGGGTGTGGACCGGCGTACAATGTGCTCGCAAATCATCATTGTGAGCGCTGCAAGACAGTCTTTGCGACCCTTTGCCCCCAACTTTCCCCACGTCATTCCTATACCGTTAAAAATGCCTGCCCGCTCTTCTGTTGACAAAAACGCCAAATCGTTCGCCAAATCCTTGAGAAGATCAATAAGAAACCACAGCACGCTTTTACGCTGCACCGGCGTAAGGTGGCTCGGTCCCCGCTCCTTTACCGTTGGCTTTTCCGTCTGCGTATCCAACGTTACGAACCAAATGACCCAAAACAGCGCACGATTCAAATTGTTAGAACGACAGGCAGCCTCGTATTCGTTGCCTATCAATCGCAAATCATTGCTTTCCAGTCCCGCCGCCCAGGTTCGGCGGCAACTTAACTGATCCACCACTCCCTGACCCGTACGAAATCGGGTACGCATTGCCTCCGCATCACGGAAACAATCATCCGTTGCGGGAAGTTTAGGAAACTGCCGTTTCTCCGAAAGAACAAGGGACGAAACCGCTTCTGCCACATGTTGTCTTACTGCGGGAGTATTACGAATCGCCTTTGTAGATTCGCCGCTACGTGTCCAGAGTCCGCGTATTTGTGTTGCCGAATGAACCCATGACATACACCACGCCGGATTATTTAATCCTACATGAAGTGCCCAGGCATGTAAGAGTGTTGCCTCCAACTTTCCCAGTCCCTGTTCCGAACATACAAGCTCCGCCGCCCAACGCTGGGCGCGTGTCATATCTCCGCCACCAATCGCTTTTGTAAGCGCACTGGTTACATCCGACCACGCATAACCACACAGTGTATGTTTATTCGTCGCCTTCGGCTCCATATCTTATAGTAACTTGCGAAAAGTGTCGGTGTGTCGCGTCCGCAGCCGCCTGTTGTATTTTGATAGCCTTTAATAGGAATGGCTATCAAATGGTTTGAAGGCATAGATGCGCTGGATACTATCCAGGTGGTATTAGTTGTCATCATCTCCATACTCCTGGCAAATTACTTATATATCCGTTGGTCAATGATAGGAAATCGTAAGTCGGAGCTGGATAATCTGGAGGCGTTTACAAATCCCGAAGGGTCGCCCGACGCTGATATGGTTATTCTAGGAAACGAAACGCTCTATGATAAGTTCTACGCCAAGATTTACGATACGATTGTGGACGGTGCCGTGCGCCATAAACAGGAGGTCGGCTTGACACTTGTGTGGGCAAAGGGCTTCCGCCCCGAGGCAAAGACGATTGAAGTTCTGGATATTGGCTGTGGTACAGGCGGCGGCGTAAATGAATTTGTGAAAGAGGGCGTCGGTAAGGCGGTCGGCATGGATGTATCAGAAGATATGATTGCTGTTGCACGCAAGAACTTCCCTAAGAACGACTATCGTGTCAAGGAGGCGGAAAATATCGGCTCATTTGCGGCAGGCGAATTTAACCTTGCGACCATGTACTATTTCACCTATTACTATCTGCGTGATAAAGACCAAGTGCTACGTAATATTTTCAACTGGCTCCAGCCTGGCGGTTGCTTTGTGGTCCACCTTGTCAATCGCGAAAAGTTTGATCCCATCCTGGAGGCGGCATCGCCGTTTGTCGCTTTCAGTGTACAAAAATACGCCAAGGAGCGTATCACCCGGAGCAAGGTGACCTTTGATAAGTTTGAGTACGAAGCGGATTTCAATCTAGACGATAATCGTGCGGAGTTCCGCGAGGAGTTCCGTTTCAAGGATAGTAAGAAAAAGCGTCGCCAAGTTCACCATCTCCGTATGCCTAAGATGGACGAAATTGTCAGCGAGATTGAGGCGAACGGTTTTACCTATAAGCAGTATATTGACCTTACACCTATTGGTTATGAGTACCAGTACCTATTCTGCTTTGTGCGCTAAATAACCGTTTTGAGCGAGGATGCCGCACACTTCACAAGACTTGTGGAAAGATTCTTATAACCCGCCTGTCGGTAGTCGAAAATGCATTGATGCATTTCCGCGTGCCTGTGCTTCATACAATAACGAGATCCACATTTACATGCCATATCGCTGAGAAGAAGCTTCACCTTACATTCGGTGTGGGAACAGCGATTTGGACTCTTTACGGTTGTCTGCGCATCTAACATCATGACTGATGGTTGTGCGGCGGTTTGGGTAGAAGAGAGGAAGATGGGAGAATTCGGTAAAGTTACGGGAGCGGTATTCATCCTACACGTGCGGGTGGATTTCTACCTGCCCGTTTAGACGAACTCAATTTTCTGCGAGAAAAAATGATGCCACACTAGCCTATCCAAAAACAGGCATGTCCTCCTGCGTGGTGTGCTTTGAAGACTTCAATAAATCAACGCGCTCCAAGACCACATGCCCCTACTGTACTACATCAATCTGCCGCGGATGCCTTCAACAGTATGTTCTTAACGACATTACCGATGATCCAAAATGCGTCAATACTACATGTGAGTCTCGCTGGACGCGGGATTTCCTAGACAGTCAGCTTACCGCGACCTTCCGTTTCAATCAGTACAAGAAGCACCGCGAGCAGATTCTTTACGACAGGGAAAAGTCGCGCCTTCCCGCAACGCAGGAGGATGCCGCGGCATACAAGGTAGCGGTTAGTAAATACATCACTATGCCACAAATAAATGGAGATTACCTTCTATATAGAGATAAACTGATTCAAAACAATACGACCTATGATGAACAAAGGGGTCTAAGGAACACAGTTCAAAGTTTTGGACGCATCCGCATCAATGGAGATGCCGCGCCCATTGTTCACCGCGTGGCGTTTATTCGCCCCTGCCCCGCAGAAGATTGCCGCGGCTTTCTTAGCACGGCGTGGAAGTGTGGCATGTGTAACAAGTACACCTGTAAGGATTGCCACGAACTTAAGGGCGCCCGTCAAGACGCCGCTCACACCTGTCATCCAGACAATGTAGCATCGGCGGCGGCGATTATTGCCGAAACCAAGCCGTGCCCCAAGTGCGGCATTCGTATCTGGAAGATTCAGGGATGCGACCAGATGTGGTGTACAGGGTGTACCACCGGTTTCAGTTGGACAACGGGACAAATTGTCACCGGTCCCATCCATAACCCGCACTACTTTGAGTGGATGCGCCGCAACAATCAAGCTCCTCTTCCTGCTGCTCCTGTATTCAATTGCGACGTTGCCAACGAAGATCAGATACATATGGTGCTAGACACGCACAATCCCCGTTCTATAAAGGCGTGGCTGCTAGAAGCCTGGCGTATCCTACGAGAAGAGCAGGACCATCGTCCATCTAGAATTACCGAAGAAGAAGCGCATCGTATCCTACGTGTTCGTTATCTTGTGGAAGAGATCACCGAGGACGAGTGGAAACAGAAGATGCAGCAGGCAGAGAAAAAGTACAGATATATTCGTGCGGTACAACAGGTTCGCGAAACTATTGTAGGCGGGGGTCAGGATATTCTTCGCCAGCTTCTACAACCGGCACACGATACATATAAGATTAAAGAGCAACTCAAGGACCTGCTAGCGTTCTGTAATAAGTCGTATGAGACCATCGGCAAGCAGTTCAACTGTAAAGTAGAATCGTACATGCTTAATGTAGATGCAAGGCACGAGGTAAACATCAAGCTGTTTGAGGACCGGCGAGCAAACGATGTCAAGTCAATTCATGCACATGTAAAGTCTGCAACCGACATGCTAGACACCCTTATTACAGAGATAAATTCTTCTACGTGTGACATAAAAGTTGTTACAAAATACAAGTACTCTATCATACATTCCATTGGATATACTACGAGGCTCATACAGGGCTACCTACGAGAGGAAGCGGCTATTGCCACCGAGGTCGCCGCTGAAAGGGCGCCCACGGCGCTCACGGCGACTACTTAGCGTTCTTATGAAACGAAATAAGGTACTCAGGATACGCCGCTTCGTCGTGCTTGATAACAAAGATGCCAGCAGCAGTGTTGCCTCCCGTATCCGCACCTACTGCCACACGGTTTATAAATAAGAAACTCTCACCCGTCTCGGTAATATCGGTGTAGTTTTTACTCAAAGAGCCGGCTCGC